GTGATCGTAATATCTTATTGATCTTAAATAAACTTGCTCAAAATAGGAATCATAAAATTCTTCAAATGCGTTTACAAAAGATCCTCGCACAGCTTCTCCACCTGGATTTTCTATTACGATTGGTCCAGCGGTAAAAAACTCATCACCTTGGTACTGTATAAACATTGCTCTTGCTTCTACTGCTTGAACAGTAATTGGGATTCCTTCTTCCATTATTTCGGCCTTTGCATAAAATGGTTCTGAGCCGCCCTCTGGTATTGAATTAGATGAAACAAATTCTGAATCAATATTTACAGATTTTCCAGCTAGCCTTTTTTTTAATTCAACCAGTCTGCCTTCTGGATTGCCGACCTCTCCCCATTCATAAACATGGTGGAGCATTCCAGGATTTGTTCTGGCAAGAACATCTAGATAGTCATAAAATGCTTCTATGCTTGTGTCTGCAAGCCTGCTAGCAACAGTTTTTTCTTGCGCCCTTGTTTCCTTTATAAACCCTTCTGAGTAATCGACAATATTATCCAACATCTTCATTGCCTCTTTACCATCAAATTTTAAAGTATACATTATAGATCAACCTGCAAATCTGATCGGCGTAAAAGAATTCTATATCCAGCAACATTATGAACTGGATCAAACATGGGTTCGATTGTATCTAATTCAAAGTTTGTTGGTTCTGTATCTGTTTCTGCCCAAGCTATTGATCCAAAAGGATCTTTGATATTACGAACAAGAATATCTGTTGGTCTGTAATGAGTTCCATCTAAAGACTTGTAAATGTTTTCATTTGTTCTCATATTTATTTTTAAATCAAACTCAAGAAATTTTTCTGTAGTAAGTTGAGTTCTCATTTGAGACTGAGGATTTTCTTTAATAGCGGAACAATTGATTGTCCTGTCCAAGGACCATGACCTAGCAAATTCACCAAAATTGTTTTGCGTTTTGCTGGCATAATAGATATCTGCTGTCATTGGATAAAAAAGATTATTAAGGTTTCCTTGCGGTAACATTAAATCACCCCAGGAATTATTCTATTCTTATATCCTGCAAGAATTTTATCAGCAATCATGTTGCCTGTTCCAGTTGTGGTGCCTTTTCCAAACTTAACTTTAAATTCATTATTATCAAACTCTTCAATATACCTGTTCATATATCTCATATTGTCATTGGCAATGTCCTGCATAATAAGCTCGCAGGCTTCTTGTATGTCTCCTGGAATAACTTGATATCCAAAATCGGCATCTACCAAATAATCATATCCGCTAAAGAAGTCTGTATCAAGGTATCTATCTCTCCAGACATATTTGTATTCCATTTTATTTACTGGAGACACAGAGGTTACAATAGAAGTACCATCTGTGCTAATTTTGTAGTCGTCTAAATCTACATCTTGATAGTCATAAATTAAAACTCCATTTTCATACATGTAATAGAGATTGACAATCTTTTCATCCATGGGTAGATAGTCCATGCCCATACCGTAAACTTCTTTTTGCTTGCGAACAAAATTAAATCTTCCAGAAACCTCAGACTCAATGATCTTCCTTGCGACTCTTTCTATTTGAATTGCTTGTGCTGTTGTAATTCCCAATTTAGTTTTTACATCGGTAATATCGCAGTATGGTTTTACAACATCTATTCCGTCTGTAATGACATTCGCACTAGCAGATGTTAGAACACTTGCTTTTAAAGTGCCTGTATAAGTTAGGTATCGACTATCAAGATTAAAGGTAACTATTTTTGATGAGCTTGATGTGGCACTTGTTGAATATGTGTCAGCAGTAGTCAAATCTTGATAAGATAGAATATACAGAGTAGAAGCGTCTGGAACAGAAAAAGAGGCTTCTACTGCTGTTGTTTCTGGAAGTCTAAGAGTCTCCATTCATTACTCTCCAAAGGCATTTGCCACTTCTTCGGGAGTAGCCATTCTAACCTTGTTGGAGATAGCAAGCCATTCTTTTGCGTCTGCTGCGCTAACTACATTGTAGCCCTTTGCTAGTCTTCCATAAGCTGGATGAGAAAGCTTTCCTTCAGAAAATACTGCAACCTGAGAAGGTTCCTCTTTCTTTGGCTCCTTCTTTTCTGCTGGCTTAGTTGTTTTCTTTACTGCAGAAGTGGTTTTTTTAGAAGTGGTCTTTTTGGGTGTAGCAGGCTTTGTCTCTTCTGTTTTTTCTACAACAGATTCTTCCTTTTCTACAACTTTTTTAGAAACATATCCCTTGTCAAAAGGGCTTTTGATAACATTGTCTTCCATTGTAATCCTCCTTTGTTAATTATACCATTAGAAATGCTTTGGAGGGGAGTCCGTGTTAGACTCCCCTCCTCTGCGTGTGTTGCGTGTGACTTCAGAGATTACTTGCTGCCGTAGGCAACTGCGTCTGTCTCTTCGATCTGAACACCAAAGCGAACGAATACTGTGTACTCTACTGTGTCCTTCTTTGGCTTGAACTCGCGGTGGACTGTAACATCTCTCTGGAATCCCCAGATACGATTCTCTGGGAATGTGAGTGAGACATAATCGTCTGGTAGGTATGGAACCTCTACCATTGGTAGTCCGAGAACGCGGTACTGTAGTGGAGCACCAACAACCTGTGGTACAGTTCCATCAACAATTCTCTCAACGATGCGCTCGCTGTTGTAATTACCAGTCTGAGCAAGGTTGTTGAGAAGTGAAGATGTTGTTGGTGAACCAGCGTAGAACTTCATGGCTGAACGTGAACCACGGTACTTTCTTGGCATTGCAAGAATAATATCCTGTAGATCCTGTACTGTCCATGTGCTACCACTTGAGGTTACAGCAGCGGCTTGATTGCCACCAGCTGTCTCCTTTGCGTGGAAGCCCTCCATGATGCTAAGGAACGCATTTGTTCCAGAGCCTGTTCCGTTGATAGCTAGATCCTCTAGATCGTTAGCGAATGCACGGGTCATTGTGCGAACCAAGTGGTCCTCTAGACCTGCACCTTCGATGTTGTCCTCTAGAGCTTCAGTTGAAACCTCCCAATCCAAACGGATCTTCTTGGTGGTAACCTCAACCTTAGTAAAAGCAACATCGGCATTTGTGTAAGTTGCATCAGCCTGTGATGCTGCACGAATTACACGCTCGCCAACGTTTAGCTTCTCTAGCTCTGCTGTATTGGAACGCATTGTTACTCTGCGACCATCTTGTGCTAGTACCTGCTGCTCCCAAATGTATTCGATGAACTGGCGAGACTGCTCAGGATTGAGAATACCGCCATCATCGGTTGTGCTGCCAACAACACCGAGGTCACCAGCGGCTGGGTTTGTTACGCCCCCAATACCACCAGAAACTACTGAGCCTGTTGCAGCTGCCTTCTCTAGGATTTCGTCTGACATTTTTTATTTCACCTCCTATTTATTTACCGATATAAGTCAGCGGCTTTGAGGAAACGACCGCCCCACATCGACTTTTCAGTTGTATTTTCTTCCTGCACGATCCCGCCAAGATCGCCAGACTTGCGAACGGCTGTGTCAGCTTCTACAGCATCAACACGCCCTTCAAACTCTGTTACATTGCCTTTTACAGTTGTTACTTCCTCTTGTACGCCGTCTAGAGATTTCTTCATCTCTGCGACCTGCTCTGCAATGCCCTTAACTACTGCAGCTAGATCTCCTAGTGAATCTGCAACAGAATCCTTGATCTCGCTAACAGCCTTTGCCAAGTCATCTGTGCTGCCTTCTTCATTAGGAGTTGTGGACTTTTCGACTACCTCTTCAGTTGTGGCTTCCTCTGTCTCTTCTGCCTTTTCTACTGTCTCTTCGGCAGAGTCCTCAACAGCGTCCTCTGACTTCTCTACAGCTTCAGCATCTTCTGCTGCATCCTCTGCTTTCTCTACAACTTCTTCTGTTGTCTCTTCAGCAGGCTCTTCAACAGTCTCTGCTTCTACTGCAGCGTCCTCTGACTTCTCAATTGGAGCAGCCTCTTCTGAAGACTTTCTATTTAGAATTCCCACGTTATTTCCCTCCTTTTCAATATTTTCGTCAGCAATTGACTTGGCTATGTCTTCGTCAATCGCCTCATTTTTATCAGATTGTGAATCTGAAACCTTTTCAAATGATGTAATCAAAGATTTTACAACTTCGGATTTATTTACATCGTTACTCTCTACAAAACCAATGTTTGTCATGTGCTTGCTGCACTCTGGGCAACTGTAGTCTGACTTATCACTTAAGATAACATTGTCACTAGTTGGACACCAGTATACGTTTTCAAGGTAGTTCTTTTCTACCTTTTCTTCTGTAGCATTAAACTTTTGTACAGAGATAATATTAGAGTCTGGATTTGCTGGATTATCAACAAGAGAAAGCTCATAAAGATCATAATCTTTGATTACCCGAACGGGCTTATCAATTTGCTTGTTATACATTTCTTCTGAGTCATTGATGCTTCCACCAATTGAGAATCCAGTAAGAATACCCTCATTAATTTTATGCCAGGTATCTTCTGCGCCCTTTGAAACATAAACGTCTACATAAATACCGTTGTAAAACTGATCAGTATTTTTGTCAAAATATTTATCCTGCTTAAATGAAACGACCTTGCCTACGGCAAGTGGGGTATGCTGCTCACGAACGTTTCCACGGAATGCATCAAAGGCTTTTGCTGATGCGTCAGCATTTACGATATCGCCCTGCTTATCAATGCTATCTGTTGTAGCCCACCCTGAGACAATTCTTCTTTCCTTGTCTACTTTTTGAATGGGCATTCTAACGGAAATGTTATTCCCGTCTGTGCTCCAATAAGCTTTTTCAAAAATAGTCATTTCAAACCCATTATATACTATGTTTATAGTATTTTATCACAATTTTATAAAATTATGCAGTTGTTCTACCTTCTCCGCCTGGATTTCTTCCAGTTTCTGTTGCGGAGGAGTCGGTAGCGTTATTTTGTCGTTCTGTATCTCTTTGTCTATTTCCTGAAATTTGTGTTCGTGCTTCTGCTCTTTGCTGTGCCGTTAGTTCAACTGGTGACTGACCACCATCGCGTACAGGCATTCCCATTCTTTGTCTTACCTCATTTGGAACAATAACCTGTGTCTTAAGATATCTTTCGTCAATTTGACTTTGTGTATTTTCATCTGTTAATGTAAATTCGTTTAATTTAAAATTAAACATGTCTGTTTTTTCTTTTACTATCTTGTTAATTACCTTTTCTAAAGTTCTTTGTGCTGGTCTAGCAACCTGCTCTTTGAATGTACGATCTGATGCTAGTGCAGCAGCGATAGACATTCCTTGACCACCGCCAACTTTTGATATTGGTGTTTGATGAGCCATAAGAATATCTTCACGATTAGACTTACGATACTTTTCAAAGGAGCCTTCTTGTACACCATTTTCAATTGGCTCCATATTAAACTCTACCTTGTTGTCTCCTGTATCTCCAGGAAGGGGGATGTAGAGTGTTCTATGGTTTTGGCCCTTAAGT